AAACCGCCTAGCAGTAAGTCAGGTAGGAAGCCTAGCACACAAAAGGGAACTGACTTAGTTGTGTACTCACCTAAAAATGTAGCTAAACTTCCTAAGTCTAGTACAGGCAGCACTTCATCAGGAGTGAAGCAAATTGGTGGTGGCTCTAAACCTAAGCAGATTACTGGGCCAAAGAAAATGAGTGACATGTCAAAGTTCTTAATTGGAGCAGGTATTACTGGTGCAGCCGTAATGGGTGTAGGTGAGAGTATTAAAGATAAAAAGAAAAAATCTCTTGAAGTTCCAATTAAGGGTAAGAGGAGGCTGCAGGCAGGAAAGAAGTCTGGTCCTACTTCGTCACAAGAGAAGAAAGGTCCAACAACAAGAAGACCATCTAATGTGCAGACAAAGTTTAGGACAGTATATGGCGCACAGAATGCAGGGGAAATGTACTTCTACGACAAGAGTGGCAAAAAGAAACTGGCTATTACAAAGGAGCAACTTGAGAAGTCAGGGTTAACTCTGAGAGAGTTCGCAAATAAATATAAGGGTAAGACTAATCCATATAAGCGCAAGAAGTAATGCCCACAGCACGTAACTACAGAAAAGAGTGGCTCACCTACGATGGCAAGCCCAAGCGTAAGTCACAGAGGGCTGCACGAATGAGGGCCAGAAGGATGATGGTCAAGGAAGGTAGAGTCAGGTCAGGTGACGGCAGGGAAGTTGACCACAAGGACTTGAACCCCCTCAATAACAAGAGATCCAATCTACAAATTATTTCAGCTAAGGCCAATAGGTCTAAGCAGCCCAAGAAGAAGAACGGCAGTAAACACCGACTCAGGAAAGGTGGAGCAGTTAAGAAAAAGTGATAGCGGACTTGCAATAATGTCTGTGGTGTAGTACACTAATATGTGTTATAACTACCTCGTATCAAAAGATACATTTGTTTTAAGGGAGTTATAATATGAAATACGTACACAAACTTTGGTCAAGTTACTTAGACTATCAGGAAAAACGAGCAGCGTACATGACACTGCAAGCTCTGACAGATTACCAACTTAGAGATATAGGTATAGGCAGTCGCAGCGATATTAGGCAAATGGTATGGCGCAATAAAATTTAATGTTAGATCAATACATAAGAGAACTACTAAGCCACTGGAATAGGCAGAAGACCCAGACATTACTAATAGCACTATTTGTAATATGGTCAGCTTACTTTGTAGTGGAATATCTATAAGGGAGACTAACTATGAGAAAATATCTTAAACGGCTATGGTGTGCAATCATAAATAGAAAGTGTTCCGACACTTGCACATGCTTAGATGACTAGAGGACTGTTCCCACTTAATACCCCAACGTGGAAAACAACGTCTGTTGTATCTGTAGACACAGTATGCCTGTCATTAGTGGTAGGCTTACGTGTACCTACTGTCAATACGTGTTTGACTTTGAAATAGCGAGAGCGTGGGTAGCTCACGTAAGTAATATAAGGTACGAAAATGACATCACAAAAGAAATTCCAGAAACACAGCGAGTACGAGGATTACGATCTAGATGGGGATGGAGTAGTGACTGACGAAGAGTTGGCACACGCTAAGGAAATTAACAAGACTGAGGCAGACCTACGTAAGCAGAAGGCACAGCGTAGAATGGCTACAGCTACATTAATAGGTATGGGAGCATTTACAGCAGGAATGTTTTTTATGCCAATAGAACATATAGACGCACTATCAGACGTATCTAACTTGTTTTATATATCAGGTGCAGGTATAGTTGGTGCATATATGGGAACATCCGCTTGGATGTCTAATAGAAGTAAATAAGGAGAATACTAATGGCAATGAAGGCAGCACCCAGTGGAAGTAAAGGAAAAGGATTAAGTAAACTACCTAGAAGTGTAAGAAATAAAATGGGTTACATGAAAGGTGGTGGCATGTCTAAAAAGACTAAAGGTTACGCTAAAGGTGGAATGATGAAGAAGACCAAGGGCTACGCTAAAGGTGGAAAAGTAAAAAGATAAGTGTCGTACTTAATTAGTAACGTACCTAATTTTAAATGTTGGGTACGCAGAGAGTTTACATGTAACCACCAAGACTATCACGGTGAATTTTTACACGCAATGGTATTTGCAGTAAACACAATACCTGACAGGTCGTTAAGTTTTCAGCTAGTGTTTACAGGCTGCGAAGTTGACAGAGAAGACGGACCTGAAGAAAATGTACACGGTGGAGCAATGTGGGCTAGGATGCCCATACAAGCTCTTGTAGCTGATATACCAGTAGATGAGTGGGCAGTACCAATGGAAGACCACATGTGTCAACCTTGGGATTGTGAGTCAAGACATCACAGTGTAATAGTGATGGACAGAGTTAGCTCTTCACCTTGGCTATGTAAAATAGCTAATGAGTTTTATACAGGTAAGTATTTATTTACTGTTGACTACACAGACAGCGATATAGCTGATGACCCTGCACAGCACAAACAGTCACATGTTTTATATTTAACAGATGCAGGACAATGGACAGGAAACTTAGTAGCTCTGCCCAATAATAGAGTAAGAGCTACAAGCCCTGCTCTCTGGAGAACTGGAGAAGGTGCGCCTGACTTTACACCGTCACAGTGGACGCACTCAGCAGAGAGTCACGAAAGTTATCTAGATCCATCCGTGACGTTTAATAATTTATATGAGAGTAGATATGACAGCAAAAGCAAAAGCAACAGTAAAAAAAGTAGCAAGTAAACTACGCAAAGCTAGTAAAGCCCATGCAGGTCAGGCTAAAACTTTATCGGCCTTAAAGTTAAATAGAGGCGGCAGTACAGTAAATAAAGCAGGTAACTATACTAAACCTGCTATGCGTAAAAGACAATTTGCTCAAATTAAGGCAGGCACTAAGGGTGGTGGAGCAGGTCAGTGGTCTGCTAGAAAAGCTCAGATGTTAGCTAAACAATACAAAGCAGCAGGCGGTGGCTATAAGTAATGTCACTTGCAAAAAGTCAACAAAGTCTTAAATCATGGACTAAACAAAAGTGGAGAACCAAGAGTGGTAAACCATCAGCTAAAACTGGGGAGAGATACTTACCCTCTGCTGCAATCAAAGCCCTATCTCCGCAAGAGTACGCAGCAACTACTAAAGCTAAGAGAGCAGGTAAACGATCAGGCAAGCAATTTGTTAAGCAGCCCAAGGGTATTGCAAAAAAGACGAGAGCATATAGAAAGGTATAAATGGCAGACAACGTAATTAACATAAATAAAAAAGACTACAAGGTAGATGACCTAGATAATAAGTCTAAATACATTGTAGCACAAATAAGAGACTTAGAGGGTAAAGTAGCATCCGCTAAGTTTCAATTAGATCAGCACGAGATAGCTAAACAGCAATTTGTAAATATGCTCATCAGTGCCGTTGAGGGAAAGCCTAACGGTAAGGATAACTAATGGCTATACCTGAACGTGTTAAAACTAAAATGAAAAAGGAGGGGCTTAAAGCAGTTAATAAGCCTCAGAGACTACCTTCTAGTGACACATCAGGTAAATCACATCACGTTATGGCTAGTGAAGGTGGCAAGTATAAGTATATAAAGTTTGGACAAAAGGGTGTAAAAACTAATCAAACAGTAGGCCAAAGAGAAGCATTTAGAAGTAGACACGCTAAGAATATATCTAAAGGTAAAATGTCTGCAGCATATTGGGCTAATAAGGTTAAGTGGAGTTCTAGTAAAACTGCATCTCCATCTAAAAAATGGGTAAAGGGATCATAAGTAAAAATGTTTAATATTGCAGGTACATTAATATCTTCAGTTGGCAGTTTAGCCTCTACTTACCTAGACGGTAAGGTTGCAGCCAACAAAGCTGAAGCACAAATTCGTTTGAAAGAGGCAACAGGCGATATAGATTGGGATCTAGCTGCTATTAGGGCATCTCAGAGTTCGTGGAAAGATGAATGGATAACTGTACTTTTCTCCATTCCGCTAGTACTGTCCTTCTGTGGTGATTGGGGTAGGGAGATAGTAGCAAATGGCTTCACTGCTCTGGCAGGGATGCCTGATTGGTATCAGTATAGCTTAGGTGCAGTAGTTGCTGCATCACTGGGAACTAAAGGAGTATCTAAATTCTTTGGTCCTAAGAAGAAGTAATGAAGCATGGACACTTCCTCTTAAAGTATAAGGGAGAGTTTCCAGTAAAGCGCATTAGATTTAATGCCGTATATTTAGGTGAAAGAAAAATACCCCTAGATAGATTTAATAGTAAGAGGAAGTACAAGAATGGCTTATACACTGTCAGGCAGATCTCTAGATAAGCTAGAGGGAGTAAATGAAGATTTAGTTAAAGTTGTCAAGAGGGCGATTGAACTAACTAAGATTGACTTTGGTGTTATCTACGGAATGAGAACACTGGAAGAACAGAAGAAGTTGTTTGACGCAGGAAAATCACAGACTATGAAATCCAAGCACTTAACAGGTGACGCAGTAGACTTGATGGCATACGTAGACGGAAAGGCAAGTTGGGAACTCAACCTGTATGACGATCTAGCTGACGCTATGAAGTGGGCGGCAACAGAAGAAGGTGTAGTTGTTAGATGGGGAGCAGCTTGGCACATACCAGACATATCAACTTGGGATGGCACAATGGAAGAAGCTATGATGGCTTACATTGACCTACGCAGATCTCAGGGCAGAAGACCATTTATTGATGGTCCACATTTTGAACTTAACTAATGGACATCAAAGTATCCATAGGGCTTGCCGTAACTCTGGCAATGCAAATCTCTGCTGCGGTTTGGTACGTAGCCCAGACGGATGCTACCATTAAAGACTTATCAGCTACAGTTGCTGAACTAAGTTCTGCTAATTTAAAGAGAGATGTAGATGTCAACGCTAGTAATATTACAAACATTGACGGTGACGTTAAATCTTTAGGCACACATTTAGCTAGAGGCATAGGTGATAGCAATGATATACTTAGACGTATTAGTATACTGGAGACAGATGTAATGTACATGCAGAGAGAAATATATAGGAATGATAGGTAATGGCACGAGAACTAACAGATAAACAACAAAAGTTTTTAAATGTCTTATTTGATGAGGCAAATGGAGATGTCGTGCAAGCTAAGAAACTTGCAGGGTACTCAGACGGCACAGGCACTACAGATATAGTAACTGGGCTGAAAGACGAGATACTTGAGGCTACATCTATTTACATGGCTAGGAATGCCCCACAGGCTGCAGTTGCACTGGCAGGAAGTCTACTAGACCCCACGCAATTAGGGGTAAGAGATAAGCTATCGGCTGCAAAGGAGCTACTTGATCGCACAGGATTAGTTAAGACTGAGAAGATGCAAGTGGAGTCCACTGGTGGGGTAATGCTAATGCCACCAAAGAAACAAGAAGAGGAATAATATGTCTAAAATTTCTGATAAGTTTTTAAGTGGGGGAAGACATCCCTTTATGGATTTAGTGACTCAAAAAGAATTTAATGACTTAGTTAAGTTTGGATTGAAACCAGAATATTTAAACAGTTTACCAAACAAAAAAGCACTTGGCGATAGATGGAAAAAGTATATTTTAGGAGAAAAGAGTAGAGGCGGTTACGTAGCACCTAAAAAGAAATACGGTATGGTAAACAATTTAAAAAAGAAAAAATGACTAGAGCAGTGGGGCAGTGGAAGTTACCACAGCCAGTAGACATAAAAGAAGAAGAAGAGTGGCTGCCCATTCCTCGCATAGCTAGGACAATACCATTTGGGTATGTGCTAGACAAGACAGATAAATATATACTAAATCCTGTAAAAAAAGAACTAGATTTACTTGACACAGCACGTAAACATGTACTACAATACTCATACAGGGAAGTGGCACACTGGCTCACTAAGAATAGTGGGAGGTACATTTCACACGTTGGGTTAATGAAAAGACTAAAGAATGAGCGAAGACGTAGAGATCAAGCTAAGAGCCTCAGTCAGTGGGCAGCGTATGCGGAAAAGGCAATCGCCAAGACGAAAGAAATCCAAGAAAGTAGAACTGGCGCAAGAGAAAGAATTAGTACAGAAGCAGTCTAATCCTGTCGTATATGAAACTAGGCCAATAGAAGAGACACGCAATGTTATATTCAAACCTAATGACGGACCTCAGACAGATTTTCTTGCC